GCTATAGTTCCACCTACAAATAAAGTGTTTGTAGCAATAACAATGTTAGCAGACACTATATTTGATTCTTCTAGCGGTTTGGTTTCTACAGAACCTACTAAATACGTAAACACTGAAACAGCAGCTAATGACCTAGGGGCTGGATCAGAAACAACAGATCAAGGGTCTGGTGGTAAAGTAGTTGACTCAGTTACGTTTCCAAAAGGAATAACTATATATGGTAGATGGAACGAAATAGATGTAAATACTGGTAGTATTATAGCTTATATAGGAGACTAATGTTAAGTTTAGGAACTGGATCATCACCAGCTATATCAGACATGGCTAATCAAACTTTTTATACTTTTGATGGCTCAGATCAATCTATAGATCCACATGCAGACGTAGTGACAACTATTGCTAATGCTGTCACGGCGTCTAGTATTGAATTTAGTATATCTGCTTGGTTTAAAATAGACACTGTAAGCGCGTCTAGAGTTTTATTTAAGCTTTTTAGAAATGGCAATTCACAGAATCAAATTTTAGTTATATATCATGCTTCTTCAAACGAAATGAGATTTAATGCTAAATTTGCCAATACAAGTGATCTTATTCAACAAGGAACTAATAGTATAGAAGGCGATGGTAACTGGCATCATATAGTTGGTACTTGTAGTTCACAAGACGATACTACAGAGATGTGGATTGATGGTAGTAAAATAGGAAGCGTATCAGGCGTTGGAACACCAGACGTTACATTTGACACGGTAGCAATATGCAATAACGGCGCAGGTGGTGGTTTTTGGGATGGTAGTGTTGATTCGTTAGCTATTTACACTAGACAATTAACAGACACTGAGATAGCTAAAATATACGAAGCTGGAGCAGGAGGTTTAGATCTAGTAAGCGCTGCTCATGTAGATCCTACAGGTTTAGTACTATTACATAGATTTGAAGAAAAATCAGGTACAGTTTGTATAAATGAAGCAGGTCAAAATTCTAGTTATAGAAACTCACCAACGGTAGTTGAACATAATGGAGCATTTAGTTAATATGAAAAAATACGTAATAATAAATACAAATAAACTTTCAAGTGTTGATTACAACTTAGTAGAGCAGGACTCTATAAATACTGTTAGAAAATCACTTGATAAATCATTATCTTTAATATCGTTTTTTGGTAACACTCCTAGTTTTTTAGAAGGTGAAACACAATACGATAAACAAGGTATAAAAGAAATATTAGAAAGTGCTGACTGGCACGTAGAAGAAGAATAATAATTAAATTTAATTAAATAAAATGGCAAAAAGAAAAACACCGAAGGTTAAAAAGCCTTCGAAAATAACTAATGACGAATTAAATAAAGTACAATCAATTATTGATAATATAAACAGAGCTCAACTAGAGATAGGTAGCTTTGAATCTAAGAAACATAATCTATTACATCACGTGTTTACAATGCAACAAAACTTACGTGACATGCAGTTGGGGCTTGAAAAGAGTTATGGTACGGCTGATATTAATATTGAAGATGGTACTATAAATTACGAGAACAATGGCAAAACTAATTAGAAAGATTACTGTAGGTAAAGACTACAAGGAAAACGCTATGCACTATGCTGTAGGCCAAGATGTTTATGGTGGACATACTATATCTAATATTGTTGAAGATGAAGATAAGTATTCTATATATATAAAAAAGAATAAAGACGTTTTACCTTGGAAAGACTTTAACAAGAACATGGCAATATCTGTAGAATATAACTTAGAGTACTAATGAAAGCACCTTTTGACTTTGTTATAGAGCCAAAAGGTAGTAGATATAACAATATTAAAAAAGTTGATGGTAAGGATCTTATTATTAATACAGAGATATTTAATCATCAGTTTGTAAATAGAGAAGCTATTGTTAAATCTGTACCTACAGCTTATAAAACAAAAATAAAACCAGGAGATATTATTATAACGCACCATAACGTTTTTAGAAGATGGCTTGATGTTAAAGGAAGAGAAAAAAACAGTAGAAGTTTTTTTAATGAAAATACTTATCTTGTAAAAGAAGATCAAATATTTTTGTACAAAAGAAACAATAAGTGGAAAGCTACAGATGGTTATTGTTTTGTGCAACCTATAAAACAAAGAAACTCGTTAGACGTAGAAACAGAAGAGCAGTGTGTGGGTATAGTTAAGTATACTGACGGCGTTAATAAAGTTAGTGATCTTGTAGGTTTTACACCTTTTTCAACTTACGAGTTTATTATAGACGGCAAACGTTTGTATAGAGTTATGAATAAATTTATTACAATTAAATATGAATACCAAGGAAACGAAGAAGCTTATAATCCAAGCTGGGCACAAAGCAGTTGAAGAACTTATCAATGTAGCTAGAGAAAAGATTATTACTAATACAGAAGATGATGTTTCTGCTGATAGACTGAAGAATGCTGCGGCTACTAAAAAACTAGCAATATTTGATGCGTTTGAAATACTTAACAGAATTCAAGAAGAAAATAACATCCTTGAGGGCAAAACACCTGAAAAGGCAGAGAAAAAAGCTTTTAAAGGATTCGCGGAAGGTAGATCTAAGTAATGTACAATCAAAATTTAGTTAAGGTTGTAGAGCCTATAAAAAAGACAACTATAACACGTATGAACCGTGGTAAAAAATGGAAGTACGGTTATAATAAAGAACACGAACTAATAGTGTTATCACATAACGGAGTTATAGGTGATATTATAGAAATACAAAATTTAGTTATAGCTTTACCTAAAAAACCTAAAGAAATATATGAGCACCCTAAAAATAAATGGGTTAAACAAGAATATCCTAAAGAACTTCAAAGAATAAAAAACATATTTGATTGGAGAGCATATCCAGAAGAAAACAAAGATCAATGGTTTGATTATATTGACGAAGAGTTTAGACGCAGAGAAGAAGGATTTTGGTTTATGAATAATAACAAACCAACATGGATAACAGGTGCGCATTACATGTATTTGCAATGGAGTAAAATAGATGTTGGAGCGCCTTACTACAGGGAGGCAAATAGACTGTTTTTTATATTTTGGGAAGCCTGCAAAGCAGATAAAAGATGCTACGGTATGTGTTACCTTAAAAACAGAAGATCTGGTTTTAGTTTTATGTCTTCTGCAGAAACAGTTAATTTAGCTACAATATCAAGTGATAGTAGATATGGTATATTATCAAAATCAGGTGCTGATGCTAAAAAAATGTTTACAGACAAAGTTGTTCCAATATCGGTTAACTATCCTTTCTTTTTTAAACCAATACAAGATGGTATGGATAGGCCTAAGTCTGAACTTGCTTATCGTGTACCTGCAAGTAAGTTTACGCGTAAAAAAATTACTGCTAATGAAAAGCAGGAAGATTTGGTTGGACTTGATACTACTATTGATTGGAAAAACACAGGTGACAATAGTTATGATGGAGAAAAGCTTAATTTATTAGTACATGACGAAAGTGGTAAGTGGGAAAGACCTGATAACATACTAAACAATTGGAGAGTAACAAAAACTTGTTTAAGGTTAGGTGCTAAAATTGTTGGTAAATGTATGATGGGTAGTACTAGCAACGCGCTTGATAAAGGAGGAGATAACTTTAAAAAACTATACAATGATTCTGATGTTACCAAAAGAAACAGAAATGGACAGACAAAGTCTGGTTTATATTCTCTTTTTATTCCAATGGAGTGGAACTATGAAGGATTTATTGATGAATACGGAAGTCCAGTATTTAATAACCCAGACGATGATGTCTACGGACCAGATGGCGAACTAATAGATTATGGTATTATAGATCATTGGAATAACGAAGCCGAGGGTTTAAAAGGAGACCCAGACGCTTTAAATGAGTTTTATAGGCAGTTTCCAAGAACTGAAGAACATGCATTTAGAGATGAAACAAAAAACAGTATATTTAACTTAGTTAAGCTGTACGAACAAATAGATTACAACGAAGGTATAGGTAGTTCTTCTGTTGTAAATACTGGTAACTTTCAATGGATTAATGGTATTAAAGATACACAAGTTATATTTTATCCAGATCCAAAAGGTAGGTTTAATATAAGCTGGACACCACCACAACACATGCAGAATAAAATAATAGTTAAAGGTGGTACTAAATATCCAGCTAATGAGCACATGGGCGCCTTTGGTTGTGATAGTTACGATATATCAGGAACAGTAGACGGTAGGGGTTCTAATGGCGCTTTACATGGATTAACTAAGTTTAGCATGGAAGACGCACCACCTAATCAATTTTTCTTAGAATATATAGCTAGACCACAAACAGCTGAAATATTTTTTGAAGATGTATTAATGTCATTAGTGTTTTATGGCATGCCTTTATTAGCAGAGAATAACAAACCAAGACTGTTATATTATTTAAGACGTAGAGGTTATAGAGGTTATAGTATGAATAGACCTGATAAAGTTTGGAACAAACTATCAGTTACAGAAAGAGAAATAGGTGGTATACCAAACTCAAGTGAAGATATAAAACAAGCCCACGCTGCTGCTATAGAGATGTATATACAGCAACACGTAGGTCATTTAGGAAATGGTAATTATGGAAATATGTATTTTAACAAAACACTAAATGATTGGGCTAAATTTGATATAAACAAAAGAACAAAGTTTGACGCAACAATAAGTAGTGGATTAGCTGTTATGGCTTGTAATAGACATTTGTATGCTCCAAACGCAATAATAGAAAGACCAAAATTAAACATAAATATTGCTAGATATTCTAATATAGGCGGTATGTCCAAATTAATTAAAGAATAATATGAGAGGTAACTATAATTTTCCAAGTCAAGTAGTTAGCGATATAGAAAAATCATCGCAAGAATACGGTTTGAAAGTAGCTAGAGCTATAGAAGCCGAGTGGTTTGATGGCGAAAGAAACGGTAGAAATAGATATTCTAACCATATAAACAATTTCCACAGACTAAGACTATATGCTAGAGGAGAACAATCAATTCAAAAATATAAAGACGAGTTATCAATAAATGGTGACTTAAGCTATTTAAACCTAGACTGGAAACCAGTACCAATTATACCTAAGTTTGTAGATATTGTTGTAAACGGTATATCTGAAAGACAATACTCTATAAAAGCATATTCTCAAGATCCATACGGAGTTGAAAAAAGAACTGCTTATATGGAAGGTATAATGAAAGACATGAGGGCTAAAGAGTTCGACCAAATGGCGAAGAACTTAATGAACATGGACTTTACACAAAACAAAGGTGAAGATGTTCCAGAGACTCAAGAAGAATTAGATTTACACATGTCTTTAAATTACAAACAGTCTGTTGAGATAGCTGAAGAGCAAGCTATAAACACTTTGTTAGACGGTAACAAATATGATTTAACTAGAAGAAGACTAATATATGATTTAACTGTTTTAGGTATTGGTGCTTGTAAAACTTCTTTTAATACTTCTGAAGGCGTTACAGTTGATTACGTTGATCCAGCTAATCTAGTATACTCTTATACTGAATCACCTTATTTTGATGATTTATATTATGTTGGAGAAGTAAAGTCAGTCCCTGTAAACGAATTGATAAAACAATTTCCAAATATATCTAACGAAGAGTTAAAGGAGATAACAGAAAATAATTATAAACACAACTATAGGTATAGTGCTCGTAGAGCTTACAATGAAGAAGATAAGAATAAAATAGATGTATTGTATTTTAATTACAAAACTTTTACTCACGAAGTATATAAATTAAAAGAAACTTCTACTGGTTTGCAAAAACTTATAGAAAAAGACGATAGCTTTAACCCACCCGTAGGTGAGAATTTAGCGTTTGAAAGATTAGGTAGAAAAATAGAGTGTTTATATGAAGGTGTATTAATATTAGGTACTGGTAAATTACTTAAGTGGAATAAAGCTAAAAACATGATGCGTCCTAAAAGTGATTTTACTAAAGTAACAATGAACTACTCTATATGTGCGCCACGTATGTACGAAGGTAGAATAGAAAGTTTAGTTAGTAGAATAACTGGGTTTGCAGATATGATACAGTTAACACACTTGAAACTACAACAAGTAATGTCACGTATGATACCTGATGGTATTTATTTAGATGCTGATGGTTTAGCAGAGATAGATTTAGGTAACGGAACAAACTATAATCCACAAGAAGCCTTAAACATGTTCTTCCAAACTGGTAGTATAATTGGTAGATCACAAACAATAGATGGCGCTCCTAATCCAGGTAAAATACCTATTCAAGAAATACAGTCAGGTGGTGGTGCTAAAATGCAAAGTTTAATTGGTACATACAATTATTACTTACAAATGATTAGAGACACTACCGGTTTGAACGAAGCTAGAGACGCAGCTACACCAGATCCAAAAGCTTTAGTTGGTGTACAAAAGTTAGCAGCTGCAAATAGTAACACGGCTACTAGACATATATTACAAGGTGGAGCGTTTTTAACACAAGAGATATGTGAACAAATATCTTTAAGAATATCAGATATATTAGAATATTCTCCAACTGCAAACGCTTTTATTCAAGCTATAGGTTCTCATAATGTAGCTACGTTGCAAGAA